TCAAGGCGCAATCTCCGGCCCGAACTTGGAATCGGCTGCATGGACGCACACGATTCTTCCTGTCGCTACGCGGGTCATATCACACCCCCGCGCATTTGGGTCCGCGAAGCGCAACACTAGGAAAATATACCTTGACACCGTAACGGTGATCGTGTAGGTTTTGGTCATCGTCAAAAGTGTGTCGGTGGAAGGGGCAGGCGCAGGTGCGCAGCCCGGCGTACCCCTTCCCCGTTTCGCGATCTCCACGTCGTTCCGATCGCTCACCGACCCTCCCCACAAGGGGGAGGGTAAGGTCGCGCGTTTCGCGTCCGAAGGGTGGGAAGCGAAGGCGTCGCGGGCGTCATCCCGGAATTCGAGTGCGAGCGAAGCGAGACGCGAATCTCCGGGATCCAGTCCGTGAGGGCAGGGTCTCGGAATGGGTCCCGGATAACCGACGCTTCGCGCCGGCTTCCGGGATGACGCAGTGGTCGCGGGACAGCGCGCTCCACTTGGGCTCCGGGCGTTCTTCGCTCGGAAAGCCAAATCGTTGGCTTTCCGTCCGCTGCGCGGACCGCTCATCACCCCCTCTGGCCTGCCGAGAGGGCCGGGTCCCCGCTGCTGCCCAGCGTCCCGGCGCTCGCTGGCCTTTCGTCGTGCCGATGGCACGACGCATTCGCTCCGCGATCCGGCTGCTCGCCCCCCTCAAGGGGGGAGATCAATCACGTCGCCGGCGGGCGATGCTCGCAGGCACGTCCACCGACGGAGACTTTCATGCCAAACCGGTCCGTCGCGAGCCCGGCACTATGGACGGCGATGCGCCGGCTGCGCGAAGAGTATGGCGTCATCTACGCGCTGATTTCGGACGCCAGCGGCGTAAAGGCGGACACGATCCGCAGCAAGGCGCAACGCGAGGGCTGGCGCTGCCCGACGGTACGCACCGCCGTGCCGGACGCCGGGCTGGACCTGCCCGAGGCGGACGATGAGGGGCACGCCGAGGCCGGCGCCGAGGCAATGGAGGCCGTCGCGCTGGAGGAGTTTCTGGGCAGGTCGGACGGACCCGCCGAGCTGGGCGCCATGCTGCATGCGCAGGTCAGGGAGCTGGTGGGAAATGCCCGCAAGGGGCGCGTCGAGAAGGGGCGCATCGATGCGCTGGCCGCGCTGATGCGCCTCGTCGAACGGGCGGAGGTGCTGGCAAAAGACGGCGCCCAGGACCAAAAAAAGAGAAGCGATGACGAACTCGCCGAAGTCCTCGAACGCATCGACGAGCGGATCGTCGAACTGGCTGAACACCACGCAGAGCGGCTGGTCGCACAACAATCTGACGCCGGATGAGGCCGACCGCGCGCTCGCCGAATGGTTCGGCCAGGCGCATGGCGACCAGTATCCGCTGCCGCATGCGCCGCAGAACTGGCTGGTGACGGGCGGGCGCGGCGCGGGCAAGACGCGGCTCGGCGCCGAGTGGGTGAACGCGCTGGTGCGCGGCCTGCCGCCCTTTGCGCTGGACGGGCAGCGCTATGGCCGCATCGCGCTGATCGGCGAGACGCTGGCCGACGTGCGCGAGGTGATGATCGACGGCGTGTCGGGCATTGTCGCCGTGGCGCGGCAGGGGCGGCCGGAATTCGAGGCGACGCGGCGCAGGCTGGTGTGGCCGTCGGGCGCGGTGGCGCAGATGTTTTCGGCCGAAGATCCCGAAAGCCTGCGCGGGCCGCAGTTCGACGCCGCCTGGTGCGACGAGCTGGCGAAATGGAAGAACGCGCAGGCCTGCTTCGACATGCTGCAGTTCTGCATGCGCGTCGGGCCAAGGCCGATGCAGCTGATCACCACCACGCCGCGACCGACGAAGCTGGTGAAGCGGCTCCTGACCGACGGCGTGTTTGCGGTGACCCGGCTGCGGACGCAGGCGAATGAAAGGAATCTCGCCGGCGGTTTCGTCGCCGCGCTGAAGCGGCGCTACGAGGGAACGCGGCTGGGACGGCAGGAACTGGGCGGCGAGCTGATCGAGGAGCGCGAGGACGCGCTGTGGTCGCGCGCCATGCTGGAAGCGGCGGCGCTCGACGATTGCCCGGAGCTTGGCCGCATCGTGGTGGCGGTCGACCCGCCGGCGAGCGCGAAGAAATCGTCGGACGCCTGCGGCATCGTTGCTGCCGGGCTGGATGGGGACGGCATCGTGGTGGTGCTGGCCGACGCGACGCTGAACGCCGCGCGGCCGCAGGACTGGGCGGGCGCGGCGGTCGCGCTCTACCACCGGCTGGAGGCCGACTGTCTCGTGGCCGAGGTGAACCAGGGCGGCGACATGGTGAGTGCAGTGATCCGCGCCGCCGACGCTTCGGTGCCGGTGAAGCCCGTGCGGGCGCGGCGCGGCAAATGGATCCGCGCCGAGCCGGTGGCGATGCTCTACCAGCAGGGCAGGGTGCGTCATGCCGGCCGCTTTGCGGCACTCGAGGACGAGATGTGCGAATTTAGCAGAACCAAGGATTGTTGAAGGAAAACAATCACATAAGGTTTACACGGAAGCCGCGAAAAAGCATGAACGGGGCCAGAACACGGCAGCCGATTGTAAAGCGGAAATCCCGCCCGATGACGGCCCGGCTGGAAACGAAACCGCCGCCCCGACTGGCATCGGAAGCGGCGGCAATACGTCAGAAAAGCACAGCAGCGCTTTCGAGGGAAACTGCTACCACAGCGGCGAGCTGCCTGCAACGCGCGCGGCCCGTTGGTACCGGGAAAATCGTGAGACTTGCCCGCGTCCGATCGTGCCGACGCTGCGCCGCATGTTCGGCCTCACGGCGCTTCAGGTGTGCCAAGCGATCCGCGAAGCGAACGGGGGTGGCCGATGACCGCCGCCTCGTTCACCGTCTCGGACGCATTGCTGCGCAGCCTGGCGCGCAAGCCCGCGCCCGACGCCGAGATCATGGCCGGCTACATGTCGGGCGCGATCGCCACGCGCGGGCCTTCCCTGCGCCTGCCCAAGCCGTCACGCCCGTTCGGCGGGCGCTTCACCCGGCCGCGCCCGCAACGCTCTCCCGATCGCGAGAGGTCTATCCATCGCAGGCGGACGCTCGCCGCGACGTGGCCGATGCCGCCCGTCATGGCCGGCATGCTCACCACGAGCCAAGTCGCCTATGCCCGCATCGTGTCCGACGAGGTGCACAGGACCGGCCGGTGCGAACTGACGCTCGACGAGATCGCGGCGCGCGGTGGCATGTGTCGCAAGACGGCCAAGCGGGCACAGGACCGCCTCGCCGAGCTGCAATGGGTCGCCGTCGAGGAACGGCCCGTGACGGGCCGCAAGCACCTGCCCAACGTCGTGCGCATCGTGTCGAGCGAATGGGCGACGTGGATCAAGATGGGTCCGAGGCCTCGCCGCACAGGGGGACATTCGTGTCCTACCACGGGAAACCAGTCTATTCCTTCTGCACAGCTCGCGCCCGTTGAGAGGTCGCAAGGGGCTTATGAGAGGGAGCGAGCGGGACCGCTGCGGCCACCTGGGCAGCGAGGGCGCACCTGATGCCCGGCGACCCGTACTACAAGAGCCGCCATTGGCGCGAGCTGCGGGCCGCAAGGCTCCAGCTCGACCGGAACACATGCGTCGTGCCCGGTTGCGGGAAGCGCGCGACCACGGTCGACCACATCAAACGGAGGCGTGACGGCGGGCGCGACACGATCGCCAACACGCGGTCGCTGTGTGACGAGCACGACCGCGCGGTGAAAGAGCTGCCGAACGGGAAGCGAAGGAACGGCGGCAAGCTGGTGGTGAAGGGCTGCTATGCGGACGGAAGCCCGCGCGACCCGGCGCACCCGTGGTTTACAGGCGGGCCGAGGGGGGTTCGATCATCATAGTTCGGCTGGGGGCGGGACCGTTGGGGGCAGTCGGACACACTTACTTTCACAAAGGATTTCAATGAGATGGGAAAGCGAGGCATAGGGGCGAAGCCGGTCAAGGCGGTTGCCGAGATCGCGAAAAAGCGGCGCAAGAGCAAGCCGTGGGAAAAGCGCGGCCTGTCTCGCGCCGGCCGCGTCATCGCGTTCATAGAGACGCTGAAAATCACGTCGGGCATGCACGCCGGCAAGCCGTTCATCCTGCGCCCGTGGCAGCGGACCATCATCGAGGCGATCTACGAGACGGACGCGGCCGGCAAGCGGATCAAGCGGCAGGTGCTCCTCACGATCCCCCGAAAAAACGGCAAGACCCAGCTCGCCGCCGCCCTGGCGCTGGCGCACCTGGTCGGCCCGGAAGCCGAACAGCGCGGGCAAGTCTATTCCGCCGCCGCCGACCGGAAGCAGGCCGCGCTCATCCTGCGCGAGCTGGTCGCGTTCGTCCGCGCCGACGCCGAGCTGGCCGACCGGATCATCATCCGCGAGCACAGCAAGACCCTGGAGGATGTCGTCACCGGCTCGACCTATGAGGCGCTGTCGTCGGACGCGAAGAAGGCGCACGGCCTCAACGTGTCGTTCGCCGTGCTCGACGAGCTGGCGCAATGGCCGAAGCGCGACCTATACGACGCGCTCACCACGGGCGGGGCGGCCCGCGCCGAGCCGCTGTTCGTGACGATCTCGACGCAAAGCCACGACAAAAATTCCGTCATGTCGGAGTTGGTCCAATATGGGCAGCGTGTACTCGACGGCGCGATCGTGGACGAGACGTTCCTGCCGGTGATCTTCGCCGCGCCCGACGATGCCGACCCGTGGTCGGAGGCGACCTGGTTCGCCTGCAACCCGGCACTCGGCGACTTCCGCTCGCTCGACGAAATGCGATCGGCCGCCGAACAGGCGAAGTCGCTGCCGGCGCGCGAACCGTCGTTCCGTCTGCTCTACCTGAACCAGCCTGTCGACGCGACGGCGCGGTTCCTCAATGCCCGCGACTGGACCGCGTGCAAGGCGTCGAGCGACGGCGGGCTGTTCGGGCAGATGACCCTTTCGAAACAGCGCTGCATCCTTGGCCTTGACCTGTCGTCGACCACGGACTTGACGGCGCTCGCCGCATGGTTCCCCGAGACGCGCGACCTTATGGCGTGGTTCTGGATGCCGGCCGACAATCTGGAGGAAGCCGAGCGCCGCGACCATGTTCCCTATCGCCTCTGGCAGCGGCAGGGGCATATCGAAGCCACGCCGGGCCGCGCGATCGACAAGGCGTTCGTCGTGCACCGCATGGCCGAGCTGACGAAGGAGTTCAACGTCCAGTTCTGCGCCGCCGACCGCTGGCGGCTCGACGAAGTGCGCCGGATCATGGCCGAGCAAGGCGTCAAGATCGAGATGCAGGAGTTCGGGCAGGGCTGGCGGGACATGGGGCCGGCGATCGACGCGATCGAGACGGCCGTGCTGCGCCGCGAGCTGCGCCACCCTGGGCACCCGGTGCTCGACATGTGCGTGTCGAACGCCGTGACGGTTTCCGACCCGACCGGCGCGCGCAAGCTGGTAAAGGAACGGAACACGGGCCGCATCGACGGCCTCGTGGCGGCGACGATGGCGATCGGCGCGGCCGTGAAAGTCGCGCCGAAAAAGCCGAGCGTCTATCAAGGGCGCGGGCTGATCTCGCTGGTGAGGAAATCGGCTTAGCTCGGCGGATCGCTGTCGAAGCGTTTCAGAATGCCGACAACATCGTCATCATTCGCGGGGGACCGGCGTGCAAGTCGCACGCCGGCACCGCCGCCGTTCTCGGCAATGAAGATCACGCCGGCCGTCTCCAGCGCAGCGCGGATAGCGTCCACCGTCCGCTCACGCAATTCCTCGCCGCGCTCAAAGCGCGTGATCGTGTTCGTCGAGACCTTGGCTTGCTCGGCGAGTTCTCTAACGCCGAGTTCAAGAGCCGCGCGGGCCATCCTGCATTGTGCTGGTGTCAATTCGCATCACCGTAGCGAAATCGCCTTGACGTGGCGATTAAGGTTGAGTTAACGCTACACTGTAGCAAAATCGCTGCAATGTAGCAATGAGGTTGACCATGCCGAACACCGCTGTTCGCGCAGCCGGCGAAGCTATGCCCGCTGCGAAGAACCTGACCACGATCCTGCGGCCTGCCGAGCTGCCGGAACGCTACGCCATGATCTGCGACGGCGACTGCATGCTGCCGGAGATCGACCACGGAACGAAGCTGATCTTCAACCGCGACACGCCGGCCGTGCCGGGCGACATGGTGGCGCTGTTCTGGTCACCGGAGCATGTGAAGGCCGGCGAGCATCAGGTTGTCGTCAAACGCCTCGTGGTCGGTCCCGCGCCTTGGACGCAATGGGGGAAGCCGACGCGCGGCGACGTGCAGACGATGGTCATCGTCGAGATGCTCAATCCGCGCCGCCAGTTCTTCATTCCGACCGAAAAGCTGCTCGGCATGCACAAATGCGAGGGTCCGGTGCCGGCCGGCACGACGACGCGGAAGGTCACCAAACGCGAAATGACGCGGGCCGCACGCTGATTATCCACAGGCGGAAATGTGGGGCAGCCCACACGTCAATTGACGCGCGCTTCTTTTCGTGGGATGCCTCACGACATGAGCGCGCGTTTTTCATTCTCCATGAACCGTTTCGGCCCCACGCGGGCGGAAGAAATCAGCGGCGTGAGCCGGACCACGCAACGCGACTGGCGGCGCGAGGGCCATCTGCCGACTTCCGAGGGAATGGCCCGCTACGATCTTTTCGACCTGTGCGAATTGTGGGTTCTCAAGTCGTGCGCGGACGTTGGCCTTGGTCCGAAGCGGGCAAAGGTGTTTTCGCGCTCGGCCGCGTTGCATATGGCGTGGCACTGCCTGCGGCTAATCGGCTCCTACGAGGGCGATCACCTGACCGCGCCGGCTTCGAAGCACAACAAGACCTTCGACCTGGGCGGGCAGACCTTCGACACGCCGGCCTGGGGCCGGAAGGCGCGGTGGCTCGCCGATCACATCATGTACGACAAAGACGATCCGAACCCGTGCAGCGAGTTCTACGGCATCTGGCCCGATGGCGAGGCGATGCCGATGGACAATTTCCATTCGATGTTCATGCCGGCCGACCGCGCCGTCGCGAAGCGTGGCGCGGTGATCGTGCTGCCCCTCAATCTCGCGGCAAACTGGCTTGTCGAGGCGGCGAACGAACCGCTCGTGCAGGTCACGTTCGAAAAAGGGGGATGATTTCCACAGGAATTTTATCCTCACCCTGCGAGGTGCGCGCATCATGCGTATCGAGTTTTCCCGTCGTGAGACGGCACTTCCCAGCACCGAACGTCGTGAGACGCCCGGCCCGATGGACCCTTAACCCCGCCGTGAGGCGGCACTTCCCAACGAAGGAGACTGACATGAAAATTCACGAATTGCAGGAAGCCCGCACGACGGCCGTCGTCAACATGCGGGCCTTGGCCGACCTGGCCGACACCGAAAAGCGCGACCTGACGGCCGACGAAGAAACCAAGTTCGGCACGTTCAAGTCGACCATCGCCGATCTCGACAAGAAGATCAGCCGGGCGCAGACGCTCGCCGATGCCGAGCGCAGTTCGCCTGCCATCGTGCACGGCCGTCTCGGCGACGGCGCATTCGAGGAACGCGCCCGCGACTTTTCCATCGTCAAGTGCATCCGCTCGACGCTGCCGGCCAACATGGGCGGCGCGGTGGACATCGGCTTCGAGCGCGAGATCGGCACGGAAGTCGCGCGGCGCACCGGCCGGGCCTATGAAGGCTTCGCCGTTCCGGATGAAATCTTCCTGACCGAGCGCCGCACGCTGCTGGCCGGCTCCAGCGCCGCCGATCTCATTCCCAACGTGCACCGCACCGACCTGTTCATCAACCGGCTGCGCAACCGTCTCGTGGTCGGTCGGCTCGGCGCAACCTATCTCGACGGTCTTGTCGGCACGGTCGACATTCCGCGCCAGACGGGCAGCTCGACGGCCCAGTGGGTGGCCGAAGACGGCTCGCTCACCGAAACCGACGCAACGTTCGACGACGTGACGTTCGCGCCGAAAACGGTCGGCGCGATGACCAGCTACAGCCGGCGCACGATCATCAACGCATCGCCCGCGATCGAGAACATCGTGCGCGCCGATCTTGCCGCCGTAATCGCTTCCGCGATCGACGAAAAGGCGCTTGTTGGCACGGGCGCGAGCAATACCCCGGTCGGCATCACCAACACGGCCGGCGTGACGGAGATCGCGTTGACGGCTGCGCCGACCTGGGCGCAGGTGCTCCAGTTCATCGCGGCGATCGACGCCAGCAACGCGCTGGAAGGGTCTCTTGGCTGGGCCGGCAATCCGCACGTCGTGGCACTCATGCGCGCGGCCGTGAAGGTCACGTCCGACGCGGGCGCGGGCTTCATCATGGACGCGGCAAACGAGCTGGCCGGCTATCCACTGGTCAACACGATGGCGCTGCCCGGCGTTGCGCCGGCTGCTACGCCGGAAGTGGCGTCGGCCCTGATCTTTGGCGACTGGTCGCAGCTCATGGTCGGCTCGTGGACCGGCATCGATATTCTCGCCAATCCTTATGAGACGACGGCCTATGCCAAGGGCCGCATTCTCGTGCGGGCGATGAAGGACGTGGACGTGCAGGTGCGCCAGCCGAAGGCGTTCGCGTTCACCGATACCATCGTCACCGGCACCGATGCATAGGGGGACATTGCCTTGACCCTCGAACGCCGGGTCGCTGTTGAGCTGAGGGCCGGGGGAGACAAGAAGTCCCCCCGGCTCATCGGCCATGCGGCCGTCTTCAACTCACCGTCGCAAGATTTGGGCGGCTTCACCGAGATCGTGCTGCCGGGTGCGTTCAAGCGCACGCTGGCGTCCGACCGCGACCCGCTGGCGCTCGTGCAGCATTTGCCGGCGCTCGTGCTTGGCCGGCGCTCGGCGGGCACGCTGCGCCTGCAAGAGGACGGGCGCGGCCTGGCATTCGAGATCGACGTGCCGGACACCAGCGCCGCCCGCGACCTTCTCGTGAGCGTCGAGCGCGGCGACGTGCGCGGCGCGAGCTTCGCGTTCTCGGTGCCCAAAGGCGGGGACCGCTGGCAGGTTCGCGGCGACCAGGTGGTGCGCGAGCTGGCCGACGTCGACCTGCACGAAGTCACGATCACGGCGCAGCCGGCCTATCTCGACACGTCCGTCGCCCGCCGCTCCTACGAGCTGCAAATCCGCAACGCGCCGCGCCTCCGGGCGCTTCGCCGCTTTCTGGAGACGGTGTGATGGAAGCCGCCACGATCTCGACCGAAAAGCGGTCGACGCCGACGACATGGGACTTGCTGCGCACCGGGGCCGACTATGGCACCGATGCCGGCGTTCCCGTGTCCCCCTATCTCGCCGAGAACCTGTCCGTAGTCTTCTCGTGCGTCCAGGTGATCGCCGAGACGGTCGGCATGTTGCCGTTGCTGGTCTATCGCAAGATCGGCGACGGCGACCGTTCGCAGGATCCTGCGCACCCGGTCGCACAGATCTTCGGCGGCGATGCCAACGACCGGCAGACGGCAAGCGAGTTCATCGAAATGATGACCGCGCATTGCCTGTTGCGCGGCAACGCCTATGCCGAGATCGTGCGCGACGGCCGCGGTGCGCCCGTCCAGCTCATCCCCTACCATCCCGACCATGTGAGCGTCGTGCGGCTCACCCGCACCGATCGCTACGCCTATGACGTGAGCCGGCCGGAAGGCGGCACCAGGCGCTTGCTGCCGGAAGAGATGTTGCACCTTCGCGACCGTTCCGACGACGGCGTGGTCGGCAAGTCGCGCCTGGCGCGTGCGCGCGAGACGTTCGGCAGCGCCATCGCGACCGAACGCTATGCGGCGTCGACCTTCAAGAACGGCGCATCCATGTCCGGCATTCTGTCGCACCCGGAAGCGATCGGCGAAGAAGCGGCCGACCGGCTGCAACGCGACTTCAAGCAGACCTATTCCGGCGCCGACCGTGCCGGCGCCGTCGCCGTGCTCGAGGAAGGCTTGAAGTGGCAACAGGTGAGCGTGTCGCCCGACGACGCGCAGATGCTGGAAAGCCGCAAGTTCTCGACGATGGCGCTGGCGCGCATCTTCCGCGTGCCGCCGCCCGTGATCGGCGATTTCGAGGGCGGCAACTATTCGTCGATCTCAGAAGTCGGCCGCTGGTTCCACTCGCACACCATCATGCCCTGGCTGGCGCGTTGGGAACGGCTGATCGAACACAGTCTGTTTTCGTCCATGACGCGGCGCTCGCTGGAGGTCGAATTTGACTGCGATCTCCTCCTACGCGGCGACATGCTGACCCGGTTCCAAGCCTACCGCATCGCCCGCGAGATCGGCGTCTACAACGCCAACGAACTGCGCCGCTTCGAAAAGCAGAACCGTCGCACCGACCCGGCCGGCGACGAATATTTCGCGCCCGCCAACATGCAGCAGGAACAGACGGCCCGGCCTGTCGCCGATCGGAATGGAGGCGACAATGCCGAATAGCCTTCTCTCCGTCACCACGGCCGCGACCGCCTTCAACATCGTCGACCTTGGCGTCGTGCGCGCCGCGCTCGGCATCGTCGACAACAGCGATGACGCGGCGCTGACCGGCCATCTCAATCGCGCGTCCGACGTGATCGCCCGCCAATGCAAGCGGACCTTCGCGCTGGAAACCGTCGAGGAACAGTTCCGGCTCGACCGCTGGCGCGAAGAGCTGATCCTGTCGCGCTATCCCGTCGTCGCGGTCGCGTCGATCGTCGAGGCGGGCTTGACGGTCGCGCCGGCCGACTATGAGGCCGACAAGGCCAAGGGCATCCTGTCGCGGCTCCACCAGGACAAGCCGTGCTGGTGGCCGGCGCACAAGATCGTCGTCACCTACAGCGCCGGATACGATCTCCCGAACGCCGCGCCGGAAGCACTGCAACAGGCCTGCATTCAGCTCGTGAAGTCCTACTACATGGCGGCCGACCGCGACCCGATGGTGCGGTCGGAAAGCCTCGATGACGTGTCGGCCGCGTCCTACTTCGGGACCGGCGGGCACCTGCCGCCCGATGTGTCGGCGCTCCTGAAACAATTCCGCAAGCTCAAGTGAGGTGACGCCGTGCTCAATCCCGGTTCCTACACCCTGTTGTCGCGCCAGCTCACGACCGCCGTTGCCGGCGAGGCGCAGACCGCCGTCGACAAGCTCGCCGGCATCCTCGCCGCGACCCTGCAGTGCGAGTTCGCCTATGGCAGCGGCGGCACGAGCTGCAAGGTCTATGCGCAGGTGTCGCTCGACAACGGCCTGTCCTGGGTGGACGTGGCGTGCTTCGCCTTCACCACGGCGAGCGCCGTCAAGGTGGTGAACCTCTCGGCGCAGACGCCGGTCACGACGGCCGTCACGCCGGCACAGGCGAGCCTCACCGACAACACCGTGGTCGACGGCATCCTTGGTGCCGTCATGCGCGCCGTCGTGGTGTCGACCGGCACCTACGCCAACACGCAAGTCCGGCTGAGGCTCGACGCGAAATGAGAAACCCGCACGTCGCCCGTCTGGACAGGCAAATTCGGCTCCATGGCGAGCCGGTCTTGCTCACGCGCCAGTTGGCCGGCGTGCGGCGTCATGTGCTCAACACGCGCGGCATCGTGAAGACCTTCGCGGCGGAACAGCTCATCGGGTCGATCACACAGACGAATTATCTGGTGATCCTGTCGCCGACCGATCTCCGCAACAAGGGCTTTCCCGGCGCGGTGCCGGAAGCGATCCCCAGCGGCACCGTGCCGCCTGCCGACCCGAACCTGCCGAACACGGGAGACGCGCTTGTGATCCGGGGCACGCAAAAGGCGATCGGGCAAGTCTCGGCGATCTATGACGGCGGCGAGATCGTGCGCATCGAAATCAAGGTGCTGGGATGATGCGCGACCACGGCCCGCGTTCCTATCTGTCGTGCGCCTCGCTGGCGCACGAGCTGGATATGTCGGAGACGACTATTCACGAGATGGTCCGTCGTGGTGTGCTGCCGAGGCCGGTCAAGCTGTCATCCGGATGCGTCCGGTGGTGCTGGGCCGACGTGCAACGTGCGCTCGGCTCGCTGTCCGCCGAATACGCGAATGCCGCCGCTGCGGCCGACCCGTTCCTTGCGGGGGCACGCAATGCCACGTCAACGCAATAGAGCCGCCGTCAATCTACCCAAGGGCGTGCACCGTGTCGTCTCACGCGGTCGCGAATATTTCTATTTTCAGCCCGGCCGGGGCACGCCGCACGCCGGGCCACGCATCCCATTGCCGAACGATCCTCACGCGCCTGAGTTCTGGAATGCGATCCGGCAGGCGCAGGGCCTTGTCGGCGCGGTGCCGGTCGACACGTTCGGCGCGGTGCTCGACGGCTATCTGGAGTTCATCAAATCGTCCGGCGCGCTCACGGCCGGCACGATTGACCAATACGACCGGGCGCTGCGCATCGGCCGGAAGGCTTGGGGCAATCTGCCGGCGAAGGGTCTGCGCCCTGTGCATGTGCAAGCCGTCATGGACGGCCTGGCCGGCACCACGGGCAAGGCGAACAACTTCCTGAGCGCCATGCGGGCACTGTCGACGTGGGCGCGCGTCCGCGACCATATCGAGCACAGCTTGACCGAGGGCGTGAAGCCCTATGCGAAGGACACGGGGCACAAGCCTTGGACGCCGGAACAGATCGAGGCGGCGCTGTCAAAGCTGACTGGCGTGCTTCGTCGTGGCGTGGCGCTCTACCTGTGGACCGGGATGCGGGGCAGCGATGCCGTCCGGCTCGGCTGGACCGATATCGACGAAGGCGGGTTCTCCTACCGATCGCAAAAGACGGGCCGCGATGTCTGGTGCCCGATCGTCCCGGAACTTGCGGCCGAAATGGCCACCTGGGAAAAGCGGCCGGGACCGTTCCTCTATCACGACGGCGGAAGGGCAGACGGCCGGCGCTACTCTCGCAAGAAATTCTCTGAGCACTTCGCCGAGGCGCGGGACAAGGTGCCCGAGCTGGCCGGCGTCACGCTGCACGGGCTGCGCTGCACGGCCGTCATCCGCCTGCGCCGCGCCGGCCTCTCGACGGCGCAGATCGGCGATATCGTCGGCATGTCCCTTCCGATGATCGAACGCTACTGCCGGTTCGCCGATCGCAAGGCCAGCGGCATGGCCGCGCTGTTCACGTTGAAGGAACGGGCGAAGAACGAAACTGTAAAACACGGCAAAACCGTAAAGCATAAATAGAGCAAAATCAGGAGGTTAGAGGTCGCCAGATGAAATGTGCGATTTCGGCGCCGACGGTCTCGCCAATGGCCGCTCGCCCGACCGCGTCGATGCGCTGGTCTGGGCCGTGACCGAGCTGATGCGCGGGGCAGGCGCGGGGCCGAGGGTGCGGGGGATGTGAGGGAGTAGTGAGTAGTGAGTAGTGAGTAGTGAGTAGTGAATAGTGAATAGTGAGTAGTGAATAGTGAATAGTGCAAAGTCTGACTAAAATAAATATATTTCGGCATTTTAGATTTAATTTGTGATGATAAAGCTGCATGGTGAAACCACTACTCACTACTCACTACTCACTACTCACTACTCACTACTCACTACTCACTACTCACTACTCACTACTCACTACTCACTACTCACTACTCACTACTCACTATTCGCCAAACCCGACCGTCCACAACAAGAGGTACCCACAATGGCATGGACATGGCCCTGGCGCGCGGGCGCCGGGAACGAGCGTTTACGGCCCGAGCACAAGGGGCTGGCGGGCGGTTTCGTCGCTTTCCACCTCCAGAGCGACGCAGCGTGGACGCGGCGCGATTTTGCGACGCTTTCGCGCGAGGGGTTCATGCGCAACCCCATCGTGCACCGCACGGTGCGGCTGATTTCCGAGACGGCGGCGGCCATTCCGTGGCTGGTCTTCGACGGGGCAGAAGAGATCACCGAGCATCCACTGCTGGACCTCTTGGAGCGGCCCAATGCCGGCCAGGCGGGCGGGGCTTTTCTCGAGGCCGCCTATGGCAATCTGCTGATTTCCGGCAATGCCTATGTCGAGCTGGTCGAGGCCGGGCCGAGCTTGCGCGAACTGCATCTCCTGCGCCCCGACCGGGTGACGGTGGCGAGCGATGCGCGGGGCTGGCCGGTGGCGCTGGAATACCGCAGCGGGTCTGAGCGGCGCATGCTGCCGACATCGGGCGCGCGGCCGGCGGCGGGCACCGCGCTGCACCTCAAGCTCTATCACCCGCTCGACGACCATTATGGCTTTCCGCCGCTGGAAGCAGCGTCGATGGCGCTCGACACGCACAATGCGGCGGGCCGCTGGAACAAGGCGCTGCTCGACAATTCGGCGAGGCCCTCGGGCGCGCTGGTCTATGCGCCCAAGGAGGGCGGCAATCTCTCCGACGAGCAGTTCGCCCGGCTGAAGGAGGAGCTGGAGAACGGCTATACGGGCGCCGCGCGCGCCGGACGGCCGCTTCTGCTGGAAGGCGGGCTCGACTGGAAGGCGATGGGCCTGACGCCCAAGGACATGGACTTCATCGAGGCCAAGAATGCGGCGAGCCGCGACATCGCGCTCGCTTTCGGCGTGCCACCGATGCTGCTCGGCATTCCGGGCGACAACACTTTTGCCAACTACCAGGAGGCCAACCGCGCCTTCTACCGCATGACCGTGCTGCCGCTGGTGGCGCGCACCGCCAAGGAGTTTTCGGCCTGGCTGGCGCCGCTCTACAGGCCGGGGCTAAAACTGTGGTACGACGTCGACCAGGTCGACGGGCTGGCGACCGAGCGCGAGGCGGTGTGGGCCCGCGTCGGCGCGGCGAGCTTTCTCAGCGATGACGAGAAGCGCGCGGCGGTGGGGTATGGGGTGAGGGAGGGCTTCGACGCCAAGGCTGGCTATCGGCCGGATCAGCCGCGCATGCCGCGCGGAAGCGAGAACGGCGGCCAATGGATGGCGGACGGGAGCGCGCCGGTCATTCGCGTCCAGTCCGGCCCCCGCCGTACCGGAACCGGTCCGCCACGACGCATCGCGGGACGCTCGGTCGACATTTCACCTGCGCAGGCTACCCGATTGGAGCTGAGCCAGGCGCAGATGCAGGCTGCGGTCACGCGAGTGAGAGAATTGCAGCCGCGATGGAAACCGACCCCCAGTGCATATGAGACGGTTGAAGGTCAGATCGCCGCGAACGAAGCAGCAACGCGGGAAGCGCTGAATCGGCTTTTCGTTCTGCAACGGGAAGGGCTGGGGCCCGGTCCATTCGCCGGGGAGTCACAGCCCGCGCGCGGATCGGGCCGCCGCTGGACGACCGAGGAAATTCGGGAGAATAATCGGATCGGCAAGACGTTTGGCTGCCATACGTGCGGAACTCGGGATCCCGGACTAGGCAACGGAAATTTCATACTCGATCATCAGCGCCCCAACGCTCTGAACTCGGAGGGTCAAGCGCAGCGCATATTTCCTCAATGCGCGACATGCAGCCGGCGGCAAGGGGGAAAAATCAGAGCGCTGATCTATAGAGGGTACCATGATTCAGACAATTAAACGACCGATGGAAAATGGTCTTCTGTTCGTCGAGGATGTGAAAGGTGGCGAACCGCCCGATCCGGTGACCGACGATGTGGTGCAATTCACCGCATCCTGCATCTCGGTTGCTTGCCTTCACGAAATGGACGGCGAGGCCGAATTCCTGCTCGGACCTGCGGACGAGGTCGCGCCGGCCTACGATCTCGCCTTTGATGGAAATCTCGAGACCCCCAGTCGGGAGCTGATACTTTCCGCCGTGACGGGCGAGCCGTTTCTGAAAGCAAAGGTACCGGACGTGCTGACCCGTGTCCGCATCTGGCGCAGCCATCCCCGCTGGCCGGAGACAGTGGCCGTCGGTTGGGGATAAGCGATGCCTCGGTGCGGGCAGCTTCTGAGAGACAGACTGGAGGACTAGGATGAGCAGCTCGGTCACCCTCGCGCCTTCGCACGCCTTGCTGTTCATATCGGATCGGTCAGGCGGCGAAGCTCCCGAGTTCACGGCTGACACGCCGATCATGTCTACGGACACCGGCATCCTGGTCCATTGCCTTCCCGATATGGACGGCGACACAACGGTGACGCTTGGAAGGGTAGCGGACGTCGGGCTGCCGCAGACTCCGGTCTTCGATGGGATCATCAAACTGCCGACCAAAAATCTGATGGTTGCGACCGTCGAGGACGACGGCATTCGTTTGGACACTGTGCCGACAGTCGAAACACGCATCCGCATCTGGACCAACAGGGCGCTCGACCCCGACGACATCGTCATCGGCTGGGGCGAGGGGGATGTCGCGGCGGCGTAGCTGAAAGATCTGCGGCGGCACGGTGCAGGTGCCGTCAGGTCGAACGCCGCTCACGCAGATGTGTGTTTGACACTGCGCGGCCTGGGAAGCACACTTCACGGCATCGCTTTTGTCCCCGGTCTGAAAGTGAGGCTCGCATGATCTTCCTTCAGGATGGCAGCTTCCCGAACGTCGGCGAGTTTCTCAGAACCAAGATGCGCGTTTTCGAGCATAGCCACGCGTTCATCTTCAAGGCGTTCGTCGTCGCCCTGCAAGGGGATCGCAAGCTTGCGCGAAAGGCCCTGGCGGCGGGCACCTATCCGATGCTGAAGATCGTCGATGAGTTTCCGGAGCACTGCGGCATTTCAGGCCTGGCGAAACACACCGCGCCCGCTGCGTTCTGCGACGGAACACCGAACTACATTTACTTCAAGACCGGGTTTGCAAGGGGTTTCGAGACCGGGAACCTGGATGAAACGGACATTACAAGAACCCTCCTGCACGAATGTGTCCATTGGGGGCGGCAAAAGAAAGGACTGCCCTCCAGAATACATGGCAATGAAGCGGGAGACATGTTCGAATATCTGGCCGGCTATGACACGAAGTTGAAAGACCATTCAGATCATCCCGGGCCGCAATATCAATAGAATTCAGCAAGACGGCGAACGACGATCGGCGAAGGGCGCGGGCATGGCTTGCAGCTGTCGCTCCTTTGAGCTTGCCGCCGCCTGACTCCCCGGCCATCCGGACAGCCGTGTCCGCACCGTAACCATCACACCATCAGGAGCCTTCCCATGACGGACATGTCCGCGCCCGCCTGGCTGTGGGCGGCCAAGGCTGCTGGCGCGGTGGCGGGGTCGGCGGTGTCGCTGGTCTACATCCTGCCGTCCGGCCGGCGCGAGGCCGCGGCGCGCTTTGCCGTCGGCGTCGTCTGCGGCCTCGTCTTCGGCGGCACGGCGGGGCTGAAGATAGCAACCGAACTCGGCATCGACGGCACGATCGGCCCGGTCGAGATGGCGCTGATGGGATCGGCGGCGGCAAGCCTGTGCGCCTGGTGGGCGCTGGGCTTCCTGCTGCGCGCACTGCAGCGCGGCCGGGTGGGCGATCCCGCCAGGACGTCGACGCCCAAGAAGGACGGCGACTGACGGACAGTCCCGGGCCTTTGAAGCCGACCGATCCATTCACGTATCCATTCTGCAAGGAGGCGCCGATGAGCGCGGAAAAACGCATGGGCTGCGAGCGCAAATTCGTCGACATGGTGCTGGGCGAGGTCGAGCCGGACGGCAGTTTTGCCGGCTATGCCAGCCTGTTTGGCCGTGTCGATCTCGGCAAGGATCTGGTCGAGCGCGGCGCTTTCGCCCGCTCGCTGAAGGAGCGCGGCACGGGCGGGATCCGCATGCTCTACCAGCACGATCCGGCGCAGCCGATCGGCACCTGGACCGAAATCCGCGAGGACACGCGCGGCCTTTTCGTCCGCGGCCGGCTGGCCAGGGACGTGGCGCGCGGCCGGGAAGTGCTGTCGCTGATGCGCCAGGGCGCGCTCGACGGGCTGTCGATCGGCTTTCGCACGGTCAAGGCGCGCAGCGACGCTCCGACAGGCGTGCGCCACATCCTGGAGGCGGATCTTTGGGAGATTTCCGTCGTGACCTTCCCGATGCTGCCTGGCGCCCGCGTCGAGACGGTGAAGGGCAGGCGGCAGCCCGCGCTGCCGACCATGGTGGCCATCGAACGCGCTCTGGTCAAGGGCACGGGCCTGACGGGCGACGAGGCGCGAGGCGTCGCCGCCGGCGGCGACCCCATGCTCACGCGATGGAAGATGGGCGGCGACCCGACCGCCAGGCTGGCGGCAAAAATCCGCCAGGCGACACGCATCATCAAGCAGAAGAGGACCACACCATGACTGTACTGGACGGACAGACCGGGCTCGAGACCAAGGCGGCTGGCGACGGCGCAGAGCTTGCCGACGCCTTTGGCGATTTCATGCACACATTCGAGGCGTTTCGCGAGGCCAATGACGAGAAGCTGGCAGCACTCGAACGGCGCGCCGGTGCCGACGTCGTGACGGCAGAGAAGGTCGACCGCATCTCGCGCGGGCTCGACGAGCAGAAGCGGGCGCTCGACCAGCTGTCGCGGAAGCGGGCCCGCCCGGCGCTCGGCCAGGGACTGGCGGGCCGCGAGACGTCGGAGCACAAGAGCGCCTTCGACGCCTATCTCCGCAGCGGCGAGGACCGCGCGCTGCGTGTGCTCGACACCAAGGCGATGTCCTACGGCTCCGGGCCGGATGGCGGCTACCTCGTGCCGCCGGAGGTCGAGACGGAAATCGGCCGGCGCCTGTCGGTGCTGTCGCCGATCCGCTCCATCGCCTCGGTGCGGCAG